CAATTAATAAAATCACCATCATCATCATAGTAATAGCCTTTGCCATTACATTTATCACAATCCACTTGTTCCCAAAGTTGTGAAAGTTTATCCCTTACTAGTGAGTCAAAGGACATACTAGTAATGAAATCATTTTTTTCCAAGTTTTCTTCAATTTGAATTGAGTCAACTTCACTTGAAACATCAACACTACCTTCTGGAAATCTTTCAGCAATTATTTTGGCAAAAAGATCCACATACTCAACTCTAGATTTTTTCTGAACCTCAAAACAAATCTTCCAGAAAACTTTTTCTGAAAGTGTTTCTCTAGCTATGGTGAAATTATCACCAACGATGATTGCAATATGTTCGTTAGGAAAAGTCTTTGATCCATCCTTACTAACATAGTCATTGAAGTCATCTTCTGGATGGAAGTTGATATTGTTTTTAGCTAACAAGTTCACAAACTCTTCAAAGTCTTTTGCAGTTGGAGTGAAAGTCCAGAAGTTTTTCAGATCAGCAAACTTTTTAAATTTTCTTATCTTTTCTGGATAAGTTGCCAAGATATCTTTAGTCATTGCTGTAAATCCCCATTTAGGATCTTCTTGAACAAGTTCTCTTTGGCTTTGCAACCCATTCTCAAGTTTGGCAATCTTATTGCCAATATTAAAATGTATTTTACTATTCGTATTAGTAGTTGGTACAAAATTCAAAGTAATTTCTTTTATTTCTTCAAGTTTTTTTACTTCTCTTGTTGCTTTTGCATAACTCCAATTATAACCCCAAGACTTGAGAATTTTTTCAACTTTCTTTTTTAGTTGAACTTTTTCTTCCTTACTTATAGTCGGATCACTAATTCTTTTTTGTAGTTCATTTATATTAGTCATATTCTATCTTTCTGTTAATATGTTAATGTAGGTATTACCTTATATAATATAATGTTATATGCAACCCCCCCAATGGGGAAAATAAGGGAAAAAGGTCAATCTGCCGTTTTTTATCCCTTTTGGCTAAAATAAAAACCTCATACTTGACCATATAGAGGGTTTTGGGATGTCGGTGGTATGATTAGACCTTGATATTATAAAATGTAATATTATGTGATAATTGAGGGTTTAGGGGCATTTCTCCTGGAAACCTATGTTTTCTGGGATATTTTTCTACACCAACCAAGAAAATTGTCCGTTTTCATGTTGGACTTCATCATATTGACTCGATAGCAGACCAATTGGAGATTTCCTTGTTCATACTTCTTGATGTTGGAGTCAATTCGATCCACCGAAACATTCGTATCAACTTTTCCCCTTCCCTTGATGTGTGTCATCGGAACATTGGTAAGGGAACATCTTCCTTTTTGGGAATGCCACAGTTCCATTAAATAGTCGAGTGTAAGATGGGGAGAGAGGGGATGTCTTCCAGAATTTTTTACACTACACAACCAATGCTTGAGAAACTTATAGGGAGTTGCCGACAATGATCCGTGATCCTTGGTTCGTTTGTAGGCAGACCAAACTTTCTTCTGATGTTTGGCAACACACACCTTACACCAAGACTTACGACCATCCGAAGCTGTGGATTTCCGATGGAACAAATTATGTGGTTTTGTTCTCTTGCATCTAGTACAAGTCTTAACAACTCTTCTCATTCAAAAAGTATTTAACAATGACAAATGGATTTGGCAATAGTAGGAGGAAGATCTCCTTACACTTCTATAGCCTTTTTCGACAACTTATTATTTTTATTTTTATTTTAGTAATTAATTTGGTGTATGAAGTGTAAGGATTGGTGTTTCTTGTTGTGTGATAAGGGATTGATACTTACACTACTGTCTTTTTAGAAGTGTAAGATCTTACACTAGTAGTGTAAGGATTGGCTGTTTTCCTTAACACCACGAAGGAAAAATGATATTGAAATATTGAAAGTAGGTTGTATGAAAAAGACTATTGATGGAAGAAGATCCAGAAAGTTGACTCCAAAGCAATTACGATTTGTTCACGAGTTCTGTACTAAAACTTTGTTAGGATTACAATCAGCATCTGAGTCAGCAAGAAAGTCTGGATATAGTGATAGTGTTGCAAGAAAAATGGCTTATGAGATGCAAGATCCTAATAAGTATCCATTAGTTGCTGAACATATCTATGATTTAAAAAAAGAATTGCAGAGTAAATATGCTGTTAATATGGATAAACATGTTGCTAGACTTGATGATCTTGGCAAGAAGGCAGAGGAAGAAAAACAGTTTTCTGCATCTATTAATGCTGAACAGTTGAGAGGTAAGGCAAGTGGATTGTATGATCCAACGATTAGGATGGAGTCTGCAATAGAGAACTTGCCACGAGATGAACTGATTAAACGATTGGAAGGATTGCAGAAAAAAGGAATTGGAATTGTTGGGGAAGAGAATGTTATTGAGATGGAAAAAGATATTAAGTTAATTGATGATAAGACAGAAGAGAAACAAACTACTTCAGAAGAGATGCAAGAGAAGTTAGAACCTATATGAAAACGGAGGAAGTGATGGCAATACTAGAAGAAAACAAAATTACGAATGTACAACCCAAACATAAATGCAAGGGACATCTTTGTGATAAGGATGCANCTATTGAAGATCCTAAGGAATATTTTTACTGTGATGAATGCTATAGTTTATTTAGCTATACACGAAAAGAGTATTGGTCAAATCCTAATGCAAAAGGATATAGGGATAGACATTAGTCAAAGTGTATCCTTATATATTATGACAAATCATTATACATTGTAACAAAGTGAAAGAGTCTAATCTTGTTAAATTGATTAGGAAAAATATAGACTTATACAGTTGGTTAAGAATTGAAACAACAACTCTTCAAGGCTTTCCAGATTTGATAGGTGTTAGTCCACAAATGGATACAGTTTTTGTGGAGTGTAAGATTGCTGTTGGATCTAGAATTAGAATAACTCCTCATCAAGTGTCAATGAATATAAAACTATGGAAGGAAAGTGGTGGATGTAATTACTTTATTGTTTTGGTTCAACAAGCAAAAATCCTTCCCTTAGAGGGAGTGTTTTTGTATGAAGGAAGAGTTGCCAAGGATCTAGCCATAAACGGCATCAACGAACCACCAATCGTGAACCAATGGATCGGCATTCGTGATCAGCTTCGGATGGTTCATAGTTCGTGAACCACGAATGAAGTCACATCGATACATTATAGTCAAGGCAATGAAGTATAGCCAAGGCTACATTCTATAAGAACAACGGATCACGGATCACGGATCGTGAACTGTGTAAGAAGTGTGTAAGAACTGTGATTATTGGTTCGAGTCCTAATTAATCCCAGAAAACTAGGAAATTCCCAGGAAAATGGCTAGGTACTTATGAATTATGAAAAAAATGGCAGAAAACTAGGATAACCCACCACCCTATATAAGGACAGGATATCTACGCTCGGAAGGGCTTGGACCATGTTTTGAACTTTCAGCCATCAATATTTCATATGAAAAGTTTTTTATAGGGTATACCCCCTTTTTTTAGTATAATTGTTGTCAGGAGTCCCAATGGATATAAAAAATAATAAATTTGAAAAGTATTCAGATGACGAATTAAAGCTTTTACTCGCTATTGGCATGCATGATGATGGCATCAAGGCGCAAAACAGCTTCCTTCATTTTGTTAGAATGGTATGGCCAGACTTTATCGGGGGATATCATTCCAAAATCATGGCAGATAAATTTGAACAAATTGCCAACGGAACATTGAAGCGCCTGATCATCAATATGCCACCACGTCACGGAAAGTCCGAGTTCTCATCCTTCCTGTTTCCTGCCTGGTTGATGGGCAAGAAACCAAAAACAAAAATTATTCAGGCAACACATACCGCCGAACTCTCTTATCGTTTTGGACGTAAGATGAGAAATCTCATGAATGATGAACAGTATAGAAAAATCTTTAAGAATGTAAGTTTGCGCGCGGATTCCAAAGCGTCAGGAAGGTGGGACACGAACCACGGCGGGGAATACTTTGGTGCGGGTACCGGCGGCGCAATCACGGGACGTGGCGCGGATCTTCTAATCATTGATGATCCCCATTCGGAACAGAATATCACGGATCATGCTTTTGAGAGTGCCTTTGAGTGGTACATGTCTGGACCGCGACAGAGGCTGCAACCAGGCGGAGCCATCGTGGTCATCATGACGAGGTGGAGTGAACGTGATCTGACGGCACGCTTGATGCGGCAGCAGGCGGAAGTGAAGGCTGACCAGTGGGAGGTTATTGAATTTCCCGCGATCATGCCAAGTGGAAATCCGATCTGGCCGGAGTACTGGAAAAAAGATGAACTGCTGAAGATAAAAGCCAACTTGCCTGTCATGTCCTGGGAAGCGCAGTATCAACAGAACCCCACGTCCGAGGAAGGGGCAATCATCAAGAGGGAGTGGTGGAAAAAATGGACAAAGGAAAAAGTACCTGACTTGTTGCATGTCATCCAGAGCTATGACACCGCGTATTCCAAGAAGGAGTCCGCCGACTTTAGCGCCATTACAACATGGGGGATCTTCAAGGGCATCGAGGGATTTCGCGACAATATTATTCTGCTGGACGCAATCAAGGACCGGTGGGAATTTCCCCAGTTGAAAAGAATCGCGCTGGAGAAATACAAGTACTGGGAACCAGAGACGGTGATCATCGAGGCGAAGGCCAGCGGAATGCCCCTCATCCAGGAGATGCGTCAGATCGGAATTCCCGTGATGAGCTATTCCCCCTCCAAGGGCAATGACAAGATCACGAGGGTGAACGCGGTTGCGCCTGTGTTTGAGAGTGGCATGGTGTGGATCCCCGAGGGAAAGAAGTTCTCCGAGGAAATGATTGAAGAGTGCGCGGCATTCCCTTATGGTGAGCATGATGATTTGGTGGACAGCATGACCCAGGCGATCATGCGCTACCGTCAAGGAAATTTTGTATCACTGAAGGANGATTATGATGACCCNCCACGAGAATATGTACANATNCCAGAGTATTATTAGATGAGCCAAGCGCTGCCATTAATTTTATTAGCCGAAGCAATGGGAATGTCCATTCCCTTTGTTACTGAGTATTACAAAACAAAGGGAATT